GGCAATGTTATTGAAATACCAGCAGGTATAGAAGGCAATCCAGGCAATGTAGGAAGTTTAATTAATCCAGGCAAAGGAATTGGTAAACTTAAAGAAGGCAATGTTATTGAAATACCAGCAGGTATAGAAGGCAATCCAGGCAATGTAGGAAGTTTAATTAATCCAGGCAAAGGAATTGGTAAACTTAAAGAAGGCAATAATGGAAAATTGCATTTACTCATTTTGTTTTAACCACTGTACTTAAATCAGTTATAGGCATTGGAATAACTGGTGGACCTGAAGGTCCAAAAGCAGTAGGATGAACATGTGTGTCAAAAGTTATTTTAAATGTAGTTCCTTTAACTAAAAATGAATCGGCTCCTTCAGCAAGATCAACGGTTCCTGTTTTTAAATTTGAACTTTTACCAGTTAATGCAATACCGTCTTGACTTATTATTTGTATTAATTTGTCCTTAAGTTCTATTATATTTGAAAACTTATCTATCAAAGATATTCCATTTTCAGTCATATTAATTAAATTGCCATGTTGTTCAACTATAGTAAGAGCTTCAGTTTCAGCATCTATATTTATGAATGAACCATTTTTATTAGCAATTAATATTGAACCCTTTTCATCAAAGGTTATATAAGAATATTTTTCACCTTGTTTCCAAGTCAATTGTATTTTTTCTTTGCCTTCAGTATCATCAAATAAAAGAATTAATCCACTAGGCGTTGCAAATCCACGACGTTTACCATAATTTTCTTTTGTAAAATCTTCATGTGGTAATCTAACTTCAGTTTGACCATCAACCGTTTCACTTGTATAAAGTCTTTTTCCTTTCCATTTTATATCAAGATTATCGATACTCATTTGATGAAATGATGCATCTTGTTCTGAAGAAACAACTACATCAACTTCAACTATTTCACCTACATCTGGTACATAAAACCAACCCCAATCTAAGGCAATATCTAACCACATAGGCAATTCAGTTTCTTCATCACCTAACAAAGCAACACAAGCAACTTTAATTCTACCCCTTTTTTCAGGGTCTTGATTGTTAGTTACTTTTGCATCATGTGTTTCAATTATCATGGCACAATTCTTCTAGCTCCAAAATCGCACACATATCCAACTTCATCATTCAAGATATGTTTAACCTTTGAAAAAAAATATTCCCCATTATAAGCGCTTCCAACACCATCTATATTATGTGTTTGTCTAGCGGATAAAAATTCACATCCTATAGTTTTTCCTCTACTTAAAACAAAATTATCTCTCATTCTTTTAAACCATTGTTGCGCCCATTCTACAACTTCTGATTCAATTTTAAATCTTCTATTTGAAATAACTTCAAAACTATAATCTTCTATTAATAATTTAATATCACTAGCAGTTGTATATTGTCCTTCAACTTTTCCAACTAAATCACCTGTTGCATTTAAATCAGGCGATTTATTATTTTCTTCTTCAACTTCAACAAACATATTTTTTCCGGTCATTCTATCAGTAACAGTAACAGCAATTTTTGTTTTTGAATTTTGGATTAAAAGTTCTGGTGTAAATTCTAATAAGCTGCTTTCATCATACCAATTATATTTAAAAGTATAAATTTTTTCTTGTCCTAATTCAGCTTTAGAAGTAGCAGGATGTTTAAAGTGTAAAGTCCAAACACCATTTCTATCACCATCAACCCAAAAATAATAACCAGTGATATTAGCCAAACCACGAATAAAATCATAATCAGTCATACCAACTTTTTGAATTATATTTTTATCTGTTGTTTCTGTTGGATCAATATCTAATTTAAATCCATATCTATCAGCTACCATTTCAACGGCATCACTAAACGCAATAGCAGCATAAGTTCTATTTGTTGAAATTTTTTCACCTATCTTGCCTCCAGGTTCATTGTCCATCATTTTACAATCTTTTGTATAACCGACAACTTCAACTATAGGCACATCGTCTTGTGGATAATTTGGAGTTTGTCTTATTATTATTATTCTTCCTAAGTGTCTTAATTCTGATTTACTATAACCAGCTAAAAAAGAAATTTCATTGTTAGGCTGGAAAATTTTGGCATCTGTTATATAAGAATCAGGATTAATCAATCTAATCCTTCCAACATCAGCCATACCATCACAACTTTCATATTCAACATGTTTAATAAAACGTTCTATTTTTTCACCAACATCAACACCATTAACTTCAACGGCTCTAATTGGTGCAAATGTTTTATCCATTTTATTCTACAATTACATGTGAAGTAAAAGTTCTATCTCTATTATCAAAAGTTTCTAAACGCAAAGTTCTTTGTGGTGTTACTTTTTTTCCATAAGCTGTTTTCAATGATATGGATTTTGGTTCAACTATTTCTTTTCTAATAGCTTCAATAGAAGGTAATTTAATTATTTCTCCAGGCTGAAAAGTAGGTTTTTCAGGGTGTCTTTTTCTTATAACATCACCAAGATTTGCATTTCCATATTCATAATAAGTTAAATACTCATAATATTCTCTATCTCTTGCTCTATGGTATCTTGTTTCAGCAGGTTCAGTTTCTTTTAATTCAAATGGTTCATACTTAGTTAAATTAATTGTTAAAGTAACATCACGTATAGCACCTAAAGCAGTCGGCTCTTGATAAATTCCACCAATGCTATCAATAATACATTGCGTCATTTGTAAATGACTATCACCTACCCAAAAATGCAAAATTGGCGGTCTTTTAAGTTTGTCATCACGTCTAGCAAATTTTTTAATCATTTCAAGATTATCTTTTACGCTACTGAAAAGCATATCTCTTGCAAAAAATCTTGCTTGAAAACTTAATGTATCGGCTTCACCACTTAAAAATTGTATTATTGGATTTGATCTATTTAAAGAACTATTCTTAGCATATTTATTGCTAATACTTTCATTAACATTAAGAGCTACAAATTGACCTTGTAATTTTTCGTTTGGAGTATCAAGATTTTCCAAAAACCAAACATCAAAAGCAGTTAATGAATCAAATAAACTAGGCATAATGTTTTTACCTATGCAACTTTAACTGTTGACGTTGCACCGTATTCAATCATTTGTCTTCTTTGCCAAGGTGTAGCTTTTGCACCTGAACGTTCTTCAACTTCAATTTTATGTTTAGCAGTTGCAACGTTCATAGATTCACCATCAACACACATTTTGTTGTTAATATTTATAGCTTGTTTTTGACTTCTTGTTGCTGCTGTATTGCTTTTCAATTCATCATGAATTCTATTCAAGCTATCTTGTACGCTAGTATCACCAACCGATTCCCTTTCTAAAATTGTTTGTGCTGGAGCAATACCAAATTCACTTTCTAAATCTTCTTCACTAGGCGCTTCACCATATGGACCTATCAACGGTGTCGCTTTAACAGTTCCACCTTTTGTTTGATCACCAATAAATCTACCACCAGTGATTCCAGTAAATCCTTCTTCAGCAAAAGTGTTTATTGCTTCTGGCAATTTTACACCTAAAGCTTTTGCGGCATTAACAACCATTTTAACTATATTTCTAAATGGTATTAAAACAAAATCAACCAAAGCTAAATGCAATCTTTTTAAACCACCTAGAATATCACCGCTAAACATTTGCCTGAATGAACTTATTATATCAACAAGGCTTCTTCTTATTGCTCTAAATTGAAATGTTAAAGTATTAAAAGCTAAAAACATTGCTTTAACACTGAAAATAACCGCTTTAGCCATGAAAGTTACAATTGTTACAATACCACTTCCAACAGTTTGCCAATTAGTTCCTAAATCAATTAAACCCATGTTTACGGTATCAAAAACTTCAAAAAAGTTTGTTCTTATTGTTTCGACAAGATCAAGCCAAGATGATTTAATGTCTTCAGAAGCATAAACCCAAGTTTCAGACATTCCTTCACCAACAGGTTTAATAACATTATCATTAAAATCAACAACAACTGCTTTTATTTCCCCCCATACTCTTTTAACAGTTTCACCAAATGTTTCATGGTCTTCTTGTAAAAGTATTAAAGCAAATCCAACTGCACCAATAGCAACCGTAACAGGCAACCAAGCAGAAGCTAAAACGCCAACAATAGTTATCACACCTTCAATTATTGGAATTAAACCAGAAATAACAAAACTCATTGCAACAAAAGATAAAAGCAAAGGTCCAGCAACAGCGGTAATAGTTCCTATTAAAAAAACTATTTTAACAAAATTTCTAATTCCATCTTTACCAAATGAATCAGCAAATGATTTTGAAAATTTACTTATAGTTTTAGCAATAGAAAGAACAGTGTCTCTTATTTCTTTCATTGCATCCTTAACACCTAAAACAATTTGCACTATAGTTTTACCATGTTGATTTTCTAAATCATTTATTTTTTTAAAATAATCTGATGAACCTTCAATAGTTTCAGATAAAGCCTTCATTACTTCAACAATAGATGTAACTTTATCTTTTATTGTAGTTAAAATTCCTGTAAATGGTTCTAGCATTGTTTCAAAAAATTGAATTGCAAAACCTTCAAGCGCAGAAGTCAACAAAACCATTTGACCTAAAAAATTGCTTAATCTTCTATTAGCCATTTCTTCAGCCGCACCAACACCTTCAGAAGCTTTCATTAAAGAATCTTCAAGTTTATCTATTGCGGCTTTACCTTGAACAGCCAAAGCATTGTAACCCTTCATACCTCTTAAACCAAAAATTTCAGCAGCAGCAGCAGCACGATCCGTAACTTTTGGCATCTTATCTAAATTCCTGCTAACATCATCAACTATACTACTTACTTTTCTTAAAGTACCATCAGCTTCAGTCAAAGAAACATTCCATTTTTTTAACATTGCAATAGAAGCTTCATTAGGTTTAGCAAGATGAACCATCATATTTGAAAATGCAGTACCAGCAATACTACCCTTCAAACCAGCATCACCCATTTTACCAAACAAAGCTGATAATTCTTCTAATTCAATTCCTAAAACTTTTGCAGCAGGCACACCATAAGTAAATGATTCAGTGAGTAAAGTAATGTTAGTATTAGCAGATGCAGAAGTTAAAGCTAAAACGTCTGCAATGTGATTTGCTTTATTCCATTCTAAACCTAAACCTTTAACAGATATTGCAATTGCGTTTGCAGCCGTATCCATATCAATGGCATCAGCAGCAGCCGCGTTCATAACTCCACTTAAACCAGCAATTATTTCTGTTGGTCTAGCACCAGCCCTAGCTAAAATTTCAGCACCTTCAGCCGCTTGTGTTGCTGTAAATTTTGAGACAATTCCCATTCGTTGTGTTTCTTGACTTAATGCTTTCATTTCTTCAGCATTAGCCCTTGAAACTGAACCAACGGCATCTAATTGTCTTTCAAAAGTTAAAGCTTTTCTAGCAGCCAAACCAAAAACAAAAGAACTAGGCAATAAAGCCATTGATAGTGTTCTTATTCCACCACCAATTTTAGACAAGCCACTACCGAAAGTTTTAAAACCAGCAGAAGCATTTGAAATAACAGTTCCAAGCCTACCGAATCTTGATTCTAATTGTGAGGATTGTGATAAAAATCTTCCTTGTGCATCTCTTAATTTTTCAATGCCTTGTTTAGCATTGTTTAAACCTTTAACACCTTGTTTTTCATCGAAGGTAAAAACAGCACCAACACCAATTTTTTCCAATGCCATTTTATTTAGCCTTCATTTTTTTCTTTTCAAAATCCAATTGCTTTAATAATCTTCTTAAATACCACATACGATCTCTTGAAGTCATATTCAAAACAGAATCGTAATTCATTCCTTTAACCATATATGTTAATGCAAACATTTCTTCTCTAAGTAAATCGCCTCCTTTTATTGGGAAAAAATTCCGAAAAAATTA